ACGTGTGGCCCCCCTTTGCCTGGTTAACTACACCGCTACACCCGCTACACTGGCGGTTTCACCACCGGTTACAGATTACTCACACCCACCGTTCCGAGTCTAACCCTAACCCCAACCCCGACCAGGCCCGCGGCCAAGCTGTTCGAGGAGGACGACTCGGAGGTGATCGCGCCGCTCAAGTACGTGGACCTGCCCGCAGAGCTCAAGTCCACTGACACCAAGTTCCGCGGCGTCGTGGGCGCCTTCCACTTCCGCGGGGAGGAGAACCAAGCGCGCATCGTGGCCTTCATCAACACCGTGATGGAGCGCCTCAAGGGCCTCCGCGGCACCGACGCCAAGTGGGTGTTCGCGATGGAGCTCACCGAGACCCAAGGCCTCCACGCGCAGTTCGCCTTCTACTCCAACACGCCGCGGCCCCACTCACAGTGGTCCAAGCACCTCGGCTCGCACCAGCGCATGCAGGGCACGTGGCAGCAGGCGGTGCACTACGTGTTGAAGCCCGACTCCAAACCCGACCGCACGTGGTGGACAATGCGGGGCTGCTCCGACATGGACTACGGAGAGGGAAGCATGGCCTACTTCACGGACCGCGTCGAGGAGCCCGGGTCCATCACGGAGGACGAACTGGCACGCATCCGCGCTGTGGGCTGCTGCAAGAAGAAGAACTGCTTCTGCGAGCCGTGGAACACGGGCGAACCCTCCCACGCCATCGCCAAGGAGGAGATCGACGAGATCACGCTCAAAAAAGAGGACTTGCGGCCCTGGCAGCGCAACGCGCTAAACATCATCCTGGGGCTCGAGGCCGAGGGCGGCCAACGCATCTGCCCAGTCTTCGTGGACACCAAGGGCGCGGCGGGCAAATCCGCGCTCTGTCGCTACCTCCTTAAGAACCACGGCGCCCTCTACATGCGTGGCGGCAAAACGGCGGACCTCATGTGTCAGGTGGCAAACGAGGCGCTGGGCGACCCCGACACCAAGACAGAAGGCCGCCGGGTGCCTTTCGCCCTCATCGACGTGACCCGGGCAACGGACGCGGCGCACCTGCCCTACGCAACCATCGAGCAACTCGCTGACGGGCTCGGGACTTCAACCAAGTACAAGTCCCGCTCAATGGTGCTCAACTACCGCATCCAGTGCGCCATCTTCACCAACGCCAACCCGGTCTTCGAGCGCCTCTCCGCTGACCGTTGGATGGTGTTCACGATCAACCAAGACGCATCGGGCGAATGGGTGATGAAACACACCCCCATCGGCGCGCCCCAACCGTTCTTCGCCACTACAGTGGAGGCGGACTTCTGCCACCGCGCCCGGTGGGAGCAGCTAGGCTACAAGTTCAACAAGCCCATAGCGGGGGACAAGCGCGCGCGCACCCAGGAGGAAGAGGAGGAAGAATAAAATGACGCCTTATCTCGCTTCGCTCGTAAGCCCGGAGGGCCGGAGGCCCTCCGGGCCTTGCTTTGATCACACCCCGTTCCGTGTTTCATACACCCAGTCTTCGAAATCAAAGGTCATTTTTTCTTAAACGCCGCCTTCCTAACGAGTTGAGCCGCCCACCATTCACGACGTCGCCGATCTTCCTCGGCCATTTCCTTTTTCTCGCGCCACTTAGGGCGCCAAAGAACTTGGCCTCCGGAAGCCTGCAATCGTCGATCTTCCAAAAGCTGCTCACGGTAACGCGCATCCCTAGCGCGTTTCGCGATGGCCTGACGGCGCTCACGCGCCTTCATATCCCGCCGCTGCTTTTCCTTCTCAGCATAGCTAGGCCGACCCCGCAGGGCCGGCAATATCTCCTCCAGCTCGGCTCGAGAGTACTGGCGAGCCATGACGGGCCTTACTTTTCCTCCTGGAGGCCCTCGGGGTCGGTGCAAGGGGCGTCAGAGTCCTCGACCGCCGTAAGAAGACGGCGCAAAGCGAGGATAACGTTGTGATTAGGAGGAAACACAGACTCCACAACGGGAAGGATTGCGGCGGCCCAAAAGCTGATGGAGTAGTGGACACTGCAAAGCTCACACATGGAGTGTAGGTGGGTTCGTCCATTCTAAGGTGGGAGTAACCGTTACGGTAACCGTCGCCCACCTAACCCACCTACAAAACTGAAGCGAGCGCAAGAGGCAGAAGGCGAACTACTCGACGCACCCGCTAATCGACGCCTCTTTCCCGACGACATGTCTACGTTCGGCATTTGGACTCGCCGCCCAAAGGGGCCGAAGAAAATGACAATGACGCTGGTGGCGGACCCCGCAGCGGTACGCGCACGGTACGGCAAATCGTACGCAACCGCAAGCGAGCCGCAGCGAGCAAACCGCGACGCAGACATGTTCGATGGAGGGGGGCGCTACCGCAGACGCCGCCGCATGCGGCGGGGGGGGCTAAGCCGCATGTACCGCAAATACCGCGGCAGGGGCCTGTACGGGGGCAGCGGCGGCTTCTTCAGTGACCTGTGGGACAAGACCCGCGGCCACTTAGGTGCGGCCTTCAAGGAAGTAGCACCTAAGTGGGCAGGCAACGCACTAAGCGGCCTCGAGACTTTCGGGAAAGCGCAAGGGTGGGGCGGCTACGACACAGGGGAGCCCGCTACCGTCAACAACGACATCGTCGACGGGGGCGCAGGGCTCAACGTCCCCCAATTCGAATCCGGCGGGGGCGAAATGGGGACAATCTGCATCAGCCATCGCGAATACGTGGCGGACGTATTCGGCCCAGAGACAGCCGGCACGTTCCAAAACCTCACGTACGGCTTGAACCCAGCACTGCCGGGCACCTTCCCCTGGCTGTCGCAGGTAGCCGCCAACTACGAGGAGTACACCATCAAACAGCTAATCTTCACGTTCAGGACGACGGTGACCGACTTCGTGGCATCAAACGGCCAAGTCGGCACCATCTTGATGGCAACGCAGTACAACGCTAACGACGCTCCTTTCCAGTCCAAGCAGGACATGATGGAGTACGCAGGCGCGGTCTCCGCTAAAGTGTCCCAGCAAGTCCACGCAGGCGTGGAGTGCGACCCCGCACAATTGTCGGGGTCGGCTGGGAAGTACACCAGGTCGGGGCCGGTGCCGCCCGGCGAAGACATCAAAACGTACGACCTGGGCACACTGAACGTGGCAACCTCAAACACCCCGGCAGGGTTCAACAACCAGGCCGTGGGCGAACTGTGGGTCTCATACACAGTGGAACTGCGCAAGCCCAAGTTCTTCGTAACGAGGGCACAACAGCTGTTGACGGACGTGTTCCAGGGGAACATCGCAGTGGCAGACAACATCAACCAAGTGCCGTGGGCAGTGGGCCAACAGAACCGCATAGGCGGCCAGCTATGCACAGAGTTTGGCGCACTGTACCCACCGGCAGTAAACCGCCTGTACTACGTGTTCCCAGCTACCTTCTCCGGAAACGTAGAAGTGGCCATGACGGCAAGCCTGGATGCGGCAGATGCATTCATCTACCTTGGGGCGCAAGGCGCGCCTCCCGCGACCACCGCACCCCCTGGAATTGTGCCAATAGCCGACATGTGGGCCCAAAACCAGTGGAACTCGCAAATCGTCGCCGCACGCAGCACAACCGACGTGAACAGCTCATACAAGGCCCACTTCAAAATCGTGTCACCAACCACCGCAGCAACCGCAGTGGACAACGTGCTCACGATTTTGTGCTCGGGCCTAGCCACCGACTACCGCATCACCGTGACGATGTACAACACCGGGATGAACTACGCACGCGTTGACCGACCCATTTTGGCAAACCCGTCAACCGACCAGGTTATCGAGTTCCCCAACAACGTCGGCTTCTTCCCGTAAACGTCTAAGTCTTTTCAGACTCCGAACGTATCGAGTACTGGGGATGACGGTTACATGGCCGGGGCCCTACCTCGCTTCGCTCGTAACCGTCGGGGAAGGTTGGCAAAAAAACACAACTGAATTTTTTTGCACGCATACCCCGTTTTTCACATCCCCGCAACAAATGAACGTGCGTCGGATGCGCGCGTGCATCACGATCACAACCGTATGGTTGTTTTCCCTCGTAGCCGCGCCATTTTTTTTTAAACGCATTTTTTGACATCTCCGCACTTGCCACGTCACCACCACCCACCTTGGCACAGATGGACATGACCAGCGACGAATCCAAGGTGGGATCCTCGATCCCGGGGTCCGAGGGTGACATCCTCGGGTCCTCCGACTTTGAGCTGGTGCCCCCGTACCAGATTCGGCGCATTTCGCCCTCCCTGGTAACGAGTGGTGAAGGGTCCCCCGAGTGGTGCGTAACCGTCGCCGGTTACGCAATAATCTGTAACCGCTGCAGCTACAACGCTACAGCGGCTACAGGCAAAGGGGGGAATCTAAACCACACACGTGTGGCCCCCCTTTGCCTGGTTAACTACACCGCTACACCCGCTACACTGGCGGTTTCACCACCGGTTACAGATTACTCACACCCACCGTTCCGAGTCTAACCCTAACCCCAACCCCGA